TTTTGGTTCTTAGCTCCAGATTTGCTGGTTATGGTATCATTGTTTTTGTCTATATCTGCAGTAATTGGACTAATTTCCGACCAAACAAGTCGGTAGACAGGGAGCCCCCTTGGGTATTTTTAGAAAAGACTCGAAGATCAACAACGAGTCAAGAAATCAGCGTAGGACCGCTACCGCACGCGCTACCGCGCCAAAAAGCTCTACAAGAGTTGCACCAGGAGTCTCCGTAGACTCTTTTGGACTCGTTTATGCCGAGCCTGTTGCTTTTAATCAACCACGGCCAATGACGGCTGCGGCTACCCAGGTAAAACTGGACGACAAGACAGAAGCAGAGTATTTTAAGGCTCGTCGTCAGTCAGCATCTACCGCTTGGCAGACCGAAGCCTGGGAATATTACGATGCCATTGGCGAAATTAAGTACGCATTCAACCTAGTTGCGTCTGTTGTTTCTCGAATCCGTCTTTATGCTGCTGTTGTTGACAACCCAGCCGAGGCTCCTAACCCTGTTCGCAACTCGGAAGCTATTGACCCCCGTCTTGCGGCTGCCGCTGAACGTGCACTTGACCGCCTAAGCTCTGCTTACGGTGGACAGCCTGGTCTTTTGAAAGACGCTGCTCTCAACTTACAGGTTACAGGTGAATGTTATCTGGTTCAGGTTCCAGAAAGGATTGGTTCAGGGCTTCCAGAATCATGGGACATTCGTTCTGTTGATGAGTTGCAAATCGACCAGCGTGGAAACTACATAATTACACCTCGCCGCGACTTTAGTGCTGGCGGTGCCGCCACTCAGATGTCTACAGGAAACAGCGACAACATCAGACTTCCTAAAGATTCTTTTGTTGGTCGTATTTGGAGAGCGCACCCTCGCTACACTCAAGAGTCCGACTCTTCGCTACGCGGTCTACTCGATCTTTGTGCCGAGCTGCTACTTCTAAACAGAACCTTCCGTGCAACTGCACGCTCTCGCCTCAACGCTGGTGCTCTCTACCTGCCAGACGGGCTTTCAGTAGCAGCGTCTCCGGATCCTGACTACCCTTACGACGAAGACGGCGAGTTTAATGAGCAGTACAACGTAGAGGAAGCAGCTGACGACTTTGAGGACCAGCTAATCGACGCTATGACCACCCCAATCAAGGACGAGGACTCTGCGAGCGCCGTTGTTCCTTTGATTATTCGTGGTCCAGCAGAGCTTGGTGAAAAGATTCAGCAGTTCAAGTTTGAGCGCTCATTCGACCCTGCGTTGGCCGAGCGTTCAGAGAGGGTCCTAGAGCGCATTATGCAGGGCCTAGACGTCCCTAAAGATGTAGTTTCAGGTCTTGCCAACGTTAAGTACTCAAATGCCCTACAGATCGACGAGAGCCTCTATAAAGCACACATCGAACCACTTATGTTGCTTATTGCTGATGCAATTACAGTGATGTACTTGCGCCCATACCTAATCGCCAACGGTTACTCAGCGCAAGAAGTTGACAGACTGGTTATTTGGTACGACCCAAGCCAAGTTGCTACCAGAAACGACCGTGCCACAGATGCGGACGCAGGTTTCGACAAGATGGCAGTCTCCTACAACACTTGGAGACGTGCTCACGGATTCTCGGATCAGGATGCTCCAGACCCAACCGAGCTTGGTTTACGTCTACTAATTCAAAAAGGCTCTTTGACCCCAGAACAGACCGAAGCCTTACTTGCAGTAGTTGCTCCTGAAGTTATGGGCAAGGCAAGAGAAGCCGCCCAGCAAGCAACTGGTGCTCCTATTCCAGACGAAATTGATCAGCTTCTCCAAGAGGCTACAGGAGGACCAACTCCAGATGCAGGAGACGGACCCCCACCAGAGACGCAGCAAGCTCCCCCCGGACTAGCCGAACCTGAGGAATAATGGAAAACAGCAACAAACCCTTAGCAGAAAAAACCGCCCACTTACTGGCAGATGTCGTTGTGCTTCGCTCGTTGGCGCATGGTTACCACTGGAATGTGCTTGGGGTAGAGTTTTCTCAATACCATGACTTCTTCGAAGAAATTTATACAGACATCGACGAGTCTGTTGACCCGCTAGCCGAAAGCATTCTTAAATTAGGGTATGACGCTCCTTACCTTTTGTCAGACTTCTTGGAGCTGGCTTGCGTAAGTGACGGTAGGGTTTCCGGAGAAGATGGACCAGAAACAATGGTCAAATCACTGCATGATATGAACGCTCAAGTGATTAATTGCTACAACCACCTACTTGATTTAGCTGACGAATTTAACGAGCAAGGATTAGTTGATTTTGTAGGCGGTAGAATAGATATGCACAAGAAATGGGATTGGCAACTTAAAGCTTCCTTGGGGATTAGATAATGTCTGACTACATTGATGAAATATTAAACGCTTCCGGCGGTCACGCTGCTCCTACGGAAACTCTTGACGAAAGTAAGATCGAGCCCGGTGAGCTTGCCACTGAAAACCCTTGCTGGGACGGATACGTTCAAGTTGGAATGAAAGAGAAAAATGGCAAGATGGTCCCTAATTGCGTTCCTGTTGACGAAGCAGCTTCTTACGTCACTGCAGAGAATGAAAAAGCGTCTCGTGAATCTCTTACTGCTGCCGGTTACATGGTTCCGGAAGAGCAGGAGTTTGCGAAAGCGCTTCTAGAAATTACCCAAAAGTACGGAAAGTTTAATGCTGACGATTCTGGTGTTTGGGCGGGCTATACGTCTGCTAAAGAAAACGATAATAAAGATTTTGGCGTCAAATGTGGTAGCTGCATTTTCTGGGACGCACCCAACGGATGCAAAATTGTTGAAGCAGAAACAGAAGAGGGCGGACTCTGCCGACTAGCTGTAATTCCCGACGGAATTGTTAGTCAGAAAAAAGAAGACATGGAAGAAAAGTCCGTAGAAGAAGTTTTCAAAAAGAAGCCCAAGCTAGAACAATATGAGCTAAAGCAAAAAATTAAAGAGATGGGCGACAACTATGAAGAGTCCTATGTTGAAATTGCAGATCTTGTCCCCACCCAAGAAGTGGTTAAAACCAAAAACTTTAAGAGCGCCAAAAAATACAACAAGCCTGTCGTTGTTTATATAGATTCTGAAGGTAAAAAACTTGTTGACGGACATCACCGCTGCGCGACTCGTGTTATGAGTGGTATGGAAGGTATCGAAGCCAGAATCTATCGCGGACCGGTGGTTGCAGCTGCTGAAGAGGGCTGCCCTCCTGCAACTCAGGACATTCAGTTAAACCTGGAAAACCGACAGAACGCTATCGACAATGTTGGTTACGGCCCGCTAAACCCTGCAGAGCCAAACGAAGAGTTCTGGGAAGACAAAGCTGACCGTTGGATGATTGGCCCCGAAGAGGCAAAAACTTCTGTTTGCGGCAACTGTGTTTTCTTTGTTCGCACCCCAAGCATGCTCGATTGTATTGAGGAAGGCATTGGATTAGGTACTCAAGAAGCCGAGGGCTCGATCGAAGCCGGCGAACTTGGCTACTGCAACGCTCTCGACTTTAAGTGTGCATCAGAGCGTACCTGTAACGCATGGGCTGCCGGTGGACCAATTACTGAAGAAAGCGTTACTGCTACAGCCGGCTCTAAGCCAGCCGAGCCTAAAGAAAGAATCAAAGGCTCTAAGAAAAACAAAAAGGGTTCTGCTTCAGGCGGCAAGAAAATTAATTTTTCAAAGAAGGTTACAAAAGCGCTAGAGAATAAAGTGGAGGAACATAACGAAAAGCATGGCGATACAAAGAGTAAGAAGACAAATCTTAGGACTCTTAAAGCGGTTTATCGTCGTGGTGCTGGTGCTTTCTCTACCTCTCACAGGCCTGACCAGAATAGAAACTCGTGGTCGATGGCGAGAGTTAACGCCTTCCTTTATCTACTCCGCAACGGTCGCCCGAAAAACAAAAAGTATGTTCAAGACAATGACCTCTTACCAGCAGCTCACAAGCGATCCAGTAAAAAAGACAACGCTATAGCGGCCAGTGGATATACAGACCAGCAACTAGAGGTCAAACTCTTGAAGAGAGATCAATACGCCTCAGACGAGCACGCAATCTTCTCACTAACCGAATTTGCTGGTTTAGGTTACGAAGCCCTACCAAGCTTCCGCGCTGCGTGGCTGCGTGGTCAGAAAGCCGGAGAAGACCCTTTCCAGAGAGCAGCTCTATTGGCTGCAGCTCTTTATGACAGTCCAGATGCAGACCTACTTCCGAAAGAGATCGAAGATGAGTAATTGGAAAACCTACCTCTCTGAAGAGCGAGTCAACGAACTATTGGAAAAGTTCAACAGTAAAGTTGGAGAGTATAGGAAAGTCAATTCTGAGACCGCCGATGCTATTCTTGCCTCGGCTGCGGAAGAATACAGCTATTTACAAACTAATTCTGAAATCGCCAATGCCCTCGAGTGGGACCTGTACGGCTTTCTTGAATTTTCAACTACGGGCATAAACGCCTCCGGCGAGTTTTATGCAAGGTATGCCGACCACCTTAGCGATGGTCACCCAATGTATAACGCTCAGGACGTGCAAGAAACTGTTAATTGGATCTTGGCAGATAACTCTTTAGAGGTGTCTCACAAAGAAGCGATTACAGCTGCTTGCTCGTCTAATAATGACACGTACACCTCTTTACACGCCAGCGCTAGGTTAAAAGCAATTCTTGCATCTGGCTCGCTACCGCCCACTGTTGACAACTGCGTTCGTCAAGTGGTGGCTGAACTAACATCTAACTAATTAGGGTAAAATTTACAACAAAGGTTTTTGGAGAATCCAGCCCCGTGACCGCGGCGGCCAGTGGATTATTATGGGTGCCGCCGTTAAGGCAATGTTTAGAGACCTTAAGAATGACCTTAAGTCAATTGCAGGTAGGTATGTAGGACCAACAGGTCGTCCAGGTGAAGCCCGAATGATGGTTAAGGGCGAAAAAGATATCCCTGATGGCGTGTACACAGTACAATCTCACAATTTAGAGACTTTCAAAGCAAAACTACCCGAATCTTTTCTAGAAGAAAAAGGCTTACCGCTCGAGTACGAAGATATTCAGGGCAACCAGCGTTCAATCTCTAAAGAAAACATCCCCTCTGTAGAAGAGTTCTTAGATACCCGTCAAGATATTACGCCTAACGATGAGCGCCTAGCTGAAGGTGAACTAACAGAAGAAGAAATTGAAGCCGAGCAAGCCGGACGTGAAGAGTCACCTCTTGCAGAACTACCAGGTGGTTTCGAATCCTTAAACCCAGATGAAGCCCGTGAAATGCTCCGTGAGTCCGGGATTGATCCAGACGAGTTTGATCCCGAATCAACTGAAGAATTTGATCTTGATAGGACACCCGAAGAAACTTTCGTAGAAGAAGCTCTTTTCTATGGCGGTCCAACTAAAGATTTAGATGATTTTATCGAAGATCAAGACGCTAAAGAGCTTAGATACCCTCAAGAGATGAATCCGGGGGATGTGTTTCAGCTGACAGGCGGAGAGTTAGTTAC